GAGAGGTGGAGAGTCGTCATAGGGTCTGAAGCTGTTTCAAGAGGGCGCCGACCTGTTGGGATCCGGCGTCTCCGGCCGTCTGCTGATATTGAGTCGTCTTCGCGCCCGACGCGGTCCCGAACTGCGGGAGAGGCTTTCGATAGGCCTTCCAGGTGATGTCCACGTACCACTCCCCCTGATCGTTCAAGGGGGTGACCTGGGTTCGGTTCGTCACGCCCGCGCCGAGGATCCCCACCTCCTCAAGCAGCGGGTGATAGACCTCCAGAATCTTCGGCCGCTGGCCCTGGGGCGGTGGGGCGACGATGTCCTTCCACTGGTCCCACGCGACGAGATGAGCGCTTTCCGAGAAGAGCAACCGCGTCGTGAACTCCGCGACCCCGAGGCCCGTGAACACGATGGTAGCGCCGGAGAGCCCGACGCCGTTGCGCTCGTCCCACTTCCGCGGCGAGCCCCCACCGGTCACGAGACACCGGCCGGGCGACGGGCGGCCCGACACCACGATCGCGTCGAGGGCGTCTGCGACGGCGGGATCGAACAGGTCGATCATGCGGGCGCTCCCGCCTTGGCGCCGGCCATGTCGCGGGCGGTCTCAAGGGCGTCCGCGATCTGATCGGCGAGCGAGCCGCGCGCCTTCTTCTGGCCGTCGATGTAGAGGTCCCCATTCCAGGTGAACGAGCGAGCCGCAGGCCCCGACGGCGCGCCGCCAGGCGACGCGGAGGTCCCCGCGGTCGCCGGCAGGGAGAACGCGCCGGCCATCGCGCCCTGGACGGCGGGAGCGTCGTCGTCGATCTGGTCTGCGAAGCCCACGGTCGTGAACGATGCGAGCTTGGCCGCTTCCTTCGAGGGCGAGGAGATCCCGAGCGTGCTCTTGATCGCGTTCAGGGCGCCGGACGCGAGACTGGACGCCGCCTGCACGATGAGCCCCGCGCCGGACGCGAGAGCGCCCACGAAGCCAGAGACCAGCTGCGACGCGGCCGCGCCAAGATCGAGGCTCATGACCGCTTCGACGACGGAGGTGAAGGCGTCGGCGAGAAGTCCCACCAGCGCCACCACGCCGTAGATCGCGCCGGCGATGACGGCGCCGGCCAGGATGAACGGCAACGCCACCAGGAACATCGCGACGGCAAGGATCCCGAGGAGAATCGTCAGGGCCGCCACGGCCCCGCCGATGAGGACGAACGCCACCTTCCCCGCGAGGAGCCCGTTTTCCAGGGTGAGGAGCGAGGAGCGCGCGTTGCCTCCGAAGGCCTCGCGGATCGCATTGCGCACCTTCAGGACCGCGATGGCGAACATCAGCGCCCCGATCAGGAGGCCTTGAAACATGCCCTTCGCGAAGGGGGCGAGCTCCGCGAGCCCTGAGACCAGCGGATTGATCAGGCTCTCCAGGACGGCTTTCAGCGCACGCCCCGTGACGGTGTTCTCCCCGAGCAGGGAGAGGACCGAGCTCAACGCCACCAGCAGCGGCTCGATCTTCACGCCGGAGAACAGCTTCGTGAGGTTCTCGCGCGCCTTCGCGAGCTGCACCGGGAGGGCCAGCATCTGTTTCGCGGCGATCGCGCCGAACTTCGACTTCACCGCGTCGTCGAGGGACGCGAGCCCGTCTTCCAGCTTCACCTGGCCGTTCTGGATCAGCGCGATCGCGTGGCCCACCGAAACGCCGAGCCGTTTCGCGAGCGCGGTGCCGATGTCCTGGAGCGCGAGCCCGGTGCCCTTGAGGTCGAGAGCGGACAGGAGGAAGCGCTTGCTCTGGCGACTGCGATCCACGATGCCCTGGAGCGCCGAGCCCGCGGCGGCGCCCATGACGGCGCTGGTGGTCGCGATCGCGGAGAACGCCGCCTCAAGCGCCCGCCCTTGGAGGCCGGACCGCCGGAGGTCGAGAGCGAGCCCCTCGAGCTCCTCCCGCGTGGTCGCGACGCGCTGGCCGACGAGGGAGATCATCTGCCCCAGCTCGTCGCCGGCCTGGGCGCTGCCCGTCGCGGCCTCGCGAAGAAGCCCCGCCGAGCGCGCCGCGTCCGAGGCCTTCACGCCGAACGAGACCAGGGCCACCGTCGCCGCGACCGCCGCGCCCAGGACCGCCGCAAGCACTGCGACGAGGACGATGGCAGCGCCCGCGATGCCGGCTTTCCCGAGCGTCTGGACCAGCTGCTGTCCGCGGGTCACGAGACCGCCCACGGGGCCGCCCACGGCGCCCGCCGCGGCGCCGACATCCTGGAGGCCCCCCGCGGCCGCGCCCGCTTCCGCTGGGAGCGCGCCGAAAGTCCCGCCGAGCTGGACATACTGCTCTTGAGCGACGGCCAGCTCCGCCCTCTTCGCGGTGATCTGGTTCTGGAGGTTCTTCTGGGCCTCGATGTTGACCGATGTCCCGCCCTGCAGGTTCTTGAGCGCGGCCTGGAGCTTCGAGATCTCCGCCGTGTCCTGCTGGATCTTCACCCGCAGCCGCTCCAGCGCCGCGGCCATGCCCTCGGCACTGCCCGTAGGAGCATCCAGGGTGATCGCGAATCTCGCCGTTGCGTCTGCCACCGTCTACCTCACCTCTTGAACCATGCCGCCTTGACCAGCTCGCAGAGTGCCTCTTGCCCCTTCCGAATCAATGTGAGCTCGTGCACGCCCTCTGCCAGCATCGCGGCCCCGACGAGAGCCCTGTTTGCCTCGTCGTCCTCCGTGTCGTGCCGCCCCGCGTACGCGAAAAGGCACGCCGCTCCGATCCCGTAATCGCGACGGGCGTCGTCGCGGAGGGTCTCTATTTTCCCCGTCGCCGGGCGGCCGCTCCCTTTGCCATCTCGAGGAGGATGTTGACGATCTCGACGGGCGCGCCGGGGAACTGCTCGGCCACCGTGTCGAAGGCCGCGCCCGCCTCGCTTGCCGGCTGCCCGTCGAGGTGGACCACCAGGACGCACGGACGCGCGAGGTTGCGGACCTCCGAGGGGTGCGGCTGACTGTTATCCTTCGGGAGCCGCTTCGTCCACCGCTCGATCTGCGGTCCCGCTGCCTTCTTGAAGGCGACGAGGTGGGCGCCGAAGCGGAGAAAGTCGAAGTCGATCCCGAGCTCGCCGTCCGGGTTCTTCTCCTTCAGGGTGAGCTCGAACTCCTCCTCCTGAAGCGCGCGCTCTTCGGCCTTGAGCTTCGCTTCGAGCTCCGCGAGCTTCAGCGCCGCCGCCTTGGAATCGCGCCGATCTTGGACGGCCTTGAGCTTCGCCTCCAGCTCCTTGATCTTCTGCTCTTCGGGGGTGAGAGCCGCTGCCTGGTCCGCCATGATCAGAGCTCCGTTCCGTCTCGGGTGATGCGCATGGGCTGGATTTCCAGCTCTTCCATGATCGCGTCGGGGGAGTCGGCCGCCGGCGGAGCCGTGTTGATCGACAGGACGCGGCACTCGTACATGATGTCCTGACGCACGCGGCCGGCGTCCGCGAAGTTGATGGTGATCGGGAAGATCGCCCCCGAGACCTTGCTGTTCGTGGACTTCGCGCGCAGGGCCGCGCACATCTCGCGCGTCGTCGACACTGGCCCTTTCAGCGTGATCTTCTCCGGCTTCTTGATGCCGCCGGTCCGGCCGCGCGGGCCGCGCTGCTTGTTGTAGCCGTAGAGGAGAGCTTCCTCGACGGCGTCCTTGTACCCTCCGATCTCGGTGAAGCCGTAGTATTCGACCCCATCGATCTTCGCGGTGATCGAGCCGTCCGCGAGCTTGCCATTGACTCGGATCTGGTCACTCATCTTTCAGGCCCTCAGACGTTGGACGTTCGCGGGTTCTTGAGCGCGAGCGTCAACAGGAACTTGTCGATGTACGCGAGAGGCACGTACGCGAGCGTTACGGGGATCTCGGGGTCCGAGAGGATGTTGGTGGTGCGGTCGATCACCAGCACCTTGCTCTCCGGATCCGTCTCCGCGGGGTTGGAGGCCCAGCCCTTCGAGAACACCGCGGCGTCCGCAGACGCGGCGCACACGGCCTCGATGTCGAGCGCTTCCTCCTCCGCGATGCCGCCGGTGCTGGTGTCCACCTGGACGGAGCCGCCGAGTCGGCCGATCAGCTTGGGGATCACGGCGTCCAGCATCTCCACCGCGACGGCCCAGTTCGGACCGATCGAGAAGTCCGTCCCGAGGGCCGCCAGGGTGCGGTCACGCGTGAAGAAGACCTTCCCGGGGTAGCCAGGCAGCGAACGCAGCGTGAGCGCCCGCGCGGCGTCGAGGCCCGGGTCCAGGCTCTCGTCGTGGTGCTTCGGGTTGCCGGAGGCGTCGGAGATCGAGGCGCCGAGCGGGAGAGCGCCGAGCCCGTCGTTGACGAAGTGCAGCGCGGCCGCAGGCCCGTTCTTCACGCGGAGCGGGGCAGCGAGCCACGCCGGAGGCCGCTTGTACACGCGCGGCCGCTGCGCGCTCGATTGGAACTCCACGGCTCCCGCCGACACCTGCAGCTGGTAGGTAGTGGCCGAGTCGAAGATAGTCTTGAAGGCCGTGAGGTACTGCGCCTCCGTCTCTCCGTCGTTGGGGAAGCGGAAGTATCCGAAGACCTTCTTGAACTTGTACTGCTCGGCCATCGTCTCGAGCTGCGTCTGGATGGCCGACACCGTGGCGCTGCCCGTGATCGGCGAGAGGATGAGCAGTGTTTTCCAGGGCAAGTTCGACGCGGAGAGCGCCGCCATCGCGGCGACGATCTGGGCGTCGCTGGGCTTCGGCGCGCTGGTGGTGCAGCTCCAGACGTCGCCAGCGACAAGGGTCGCATGCGCCGGCACCGCGGCCGCGATCGTGTTCGTGACGTCCGCGCTGTTGTGCACGCCCTGGCCGTAGCCGACCGCGATCGTGGCGCCCGTGCCGTCCCCCGCCGCGTAGGCGAGGCTCACGATCGTCTTGTACGCCTTCACCGAGGTCACCGTGGACGCGGTCTGGGCGAGGGCGAGCGTCTCGCTCTGGGCGGCGTCGAGATAGTCCGTGCCGGTGATCACGACGTCCGCGGGAGCGTCGGCGGCCGTCCCGCCCGCGGTGGCGAACGTGAGGCGCCGGGGGTACGTGGCGAGAAGGGCCACGCCGGCCTCCAGAAGGTCGGCCTCCGTGAGCGTGACCGGCGACGCGGAGGTCGCCGTCGCAGCCTTGAGCCCCGCGGCGCCGGCCGCCAGGGCGACCCCCAGGTGCGCGTGGAAGTCGTCCTCGTATTCGATCGCGAGCCCCACGCCGGAGGAGCTGTTCGTCGCGGCCGCGTGCGAGATGGCGTTCACCGGGTCGGGGCCGTTGTGGGCCGCGATGCTCTCCCGGTGCGTCTCCAGGGCCGCGCGGCAGAGGTTCAGAACGGCCCATGCCTGAGCCGCGGTCGTCGGGGGCGACGATGCCGCGAGGGCGACCTGATCCGCGCTCGTGTCCGCCGCGTCGTGCACTGTGACGTCGGCGAGATGCGCGAGGGTATCCGTGCGCGCCTCGCCGGCGAATGCGATCAGCTTCGTGACCTCGGCCGCGGCCGGATCGAGCGTGAAGCCGACGCCGCGCGAGCCCGGAAACGTGATCGTCGTCCCCGTGCCGAGCGCCGTGGTCGGGCTCTTCGTCCGCCCGCCGTCGTCGGACCACTGGTAGGTGATGTCGCCGGACTCGATGTCGCCGCCCGCGATGACCTCCACGTACGGCTCGGAGTCGTCGATCGGCTCCAGGCCCGATGTGGCCGTGACCACCGCCGTTCCCGTGACGTCGTCGTCATCGATGGTCCCCACCGCGCCCGCCGTCGTGGTCGCGCACCGCACCAGGAGCACGGGACGGCCCGTGAGCTCCAGGCCGCACGCGGCCGCCTCCGTGAGCGGCCCGAGCTCGCCGTGGCCCGCCTTCACCGTGGTGGCGCGCCCATAGAGCTCGGGGGTGTCCGCGCTGACGTTGCCGAGCGGCGCCGGGCCGATGATCGCGAGCGCATCGCCCGCGCCCAGGCTCTTGAGCCCCAGGCTGTTCTGGAGGACGGTAACTTCGACGGAGGGGAGGACGCCCATGGTTCAGACCTCAGGGGGTGATCGGCAGATCGCCGATGATCTCGGTTTCGGTAGGGGCATCCGGCCCCTTCGGGTTGATCTGTTTCGCCGTGAGCAGCGCCGTCACCTGGACGGTGGCGCGGTCCGGCTTCTGGTGAATCGGGAGCAGGTACGCGAGCGACACCAGGTAGGCGATCCCGCGCTGGACGTCGGGGCCGCGCTCCACGCGCGCGAGTCGACTGGGCTTGAATACGCCCTCCGCATACGAGCGGAGCGCGTTCAACGTCCACTCGTGAAGCGACAACCACGCTTCGAACTGGACGGCGTCGTTCGCTGGGTCGGAGTCGTCCCACGCCCAGACCTCGGCCTCGACGTCGCACGCGGTCTGATAGATGGCCTTCGTGAGGGTGTCGGCGGCGTCGCCGGCGCGAGGCCCCAGGTGCGTCGGTCCCTGATAGTCGCCGCCGGCGAGAACGAAGGACACGCGCCCGCCGATCGAGCCGCTCTTCCGGTTTCCCGTCTTGAGCCGCTCTCGATCCCCGAAGACGGCATACGCCGGCACTTCGTGCTCTTCGAAGAAGGTCGCGACGTGCGCGACGAGGGCCAGGACGCCCATCAGCGCCTCCCTTTCACGGCCTTGCGGAACGGGGGCACCAGGCCCTTCCGAATCGCATCGCCGAGCTTGAAAGGCAGGTACCCGCGCGGGAGCATCTCGCGCCGCACACGCCCCCGCGCGCCGAAGTGCCCGAAGACCTCCGGAGCGCGCAAGGTGAAGACGATCGTGGTCCCGACGAGGACGTAGGCGAGCGCCTTGGCCGCTGCCTTGTACGCGCGGCCGCCGTCCTTCTTCTCGGCCCAGCTCTCGCCGGTCGCGGGGGAGCGCCCGGCCACCAGGTCTTCGCGGAGCTTCGCGTCGATCGCGCGCGCGACCTCCGGAGCGGCCGACTTCGCCAGGCCCGGGATGCTACGGCACGCCGCGATCATCTCGTCGAGGGCGGCGAAGCCCTGGGCGTTACTCCCCATTGGCTCGCACCTCCTCGGCCTGTTTCGTGACCCACGTGTACGGACTCGCCTCCGAGTAGCCGAACGGGCCTGTCCGATCGATGCCGCTCGAGGTGGTGTCCTGCCTCAGTGGCAGATCGAACAGCCCCGTTTCGCCGTTGGCGGCCTCCAGGATCTCCGCCTCGGCCTTCTCCTTGTCCGCCTTGATCTCCGCGTCCTGCTGACTCGAAGGGTTGAAGCCGCGCAGCAAGAAGGCGTCGAACGTGACCATGTCCGTGAGCCACGACAGAACGCATTCAGGGACGGGCGACGCGAAGGGACAGGCGTATCGCTTCCGGAGCCGAGCGTTGATGCTGCGCTCGCTCCGGGCGTTCAAGAACGAATCGATCTTGCCCGGGTCGGCGGCCTCCAGGTCCTCGACGTCGGCCGCGCGCATCTTCGTGCGGGCTTTCCACTCTTCGAGGGTGAGGTAGGCGGCCATCGGGGGTCTCTCACGGGAGCGAGCCCGGGGCCTCGGTTTTCCGAGGCCTCCCGGGCGCGCAGAGAGGCAGGAGGTGATCGGTCCGTCAGGCCACCGTCGCCTTGTGGAGGAAGAAGGGGTGCCCGTACTGCTCGCCGTAGCGACCATCCAGGTTCCACTCGAACTCGTTGATGCGATTGAGCTCGAGCTCGGACATGTCCGCGTAGCTCGTGAGCGCGAAGGCCTCGCGCTCCCAGAGGGTGAGCGGCGGGAGCGGGTCGGTCCCCCACTCGCACGCGATGTAGTACGCGCCGTCCGCCAGCTCGAACCCCTCGATCGGGGGCTGGAAGCCGTACTCCGTGATCACGTTGTCCACGGCCGAGAGGGACGTGGAACCCGCGGAGGTCAGGCTCATGAACTGACGGGATCCGAGGACCTCCTTCGCCGTCTTGTAGAGCGACGAGGGGACGATCAGCTTCGTCGGGCGGAGAAAGCGGGGCGTCCCGTTCGCCATCTTGATCTGGCTGCGGATGTACGCGACGACCGAAGCCAGGTTGTCCGGCGTGAGGGGCTTTCCGGTGTGGAGGTTCTTGTACGTGCTCCCGGCCGCCGCGCGCGGGTTGGTCCAGTGTGCGGCGTGGAAGAACGGGAGGCCGTCATACGCCGTGCCGTTGTTCTGGAGGAGATAGACGGCGCGCTTCTGGGGAAAGTACGCCATCTCCTTCCCGATGTCCGCGGCCCACTGCCCCGCGTGGTCGATCTGGTTGTCCACGATGTCGTCGCGCTTCAGGCGGAGGCCCTCGCCGAAGTGCCCGTTCGTGGCCTCCGTGTAGTGCGTCTCGGGAGCGTCGTATTCGATCTCGCCGCCGCGCTGACCGCGGTCGCGGATCTGGGCCGACTGGACGTTGAACTGCGTCTTCTTCTTCCGGGCCTGGCCGAAGTCGCGCTTGCCCATGACGTTCTCCCACCAAAGGGAGGCCTGGAGCCCGCCGTAGCCATCGTCGACTGCGCTCTCCAGGTTCGTTTCGAAGTCGACGACGAAGTCCGGCGTGATGGCATTGCTCGCGAAGATCATGGCCTATCAGCTCCTGTCCAGTTCGACCCAGACGAGGTCGCGTTCGGAGTCGTATTCCCAGCAGACGCCCGCCCCGGTCGCGCCGGAGGAGTCGGCGGTCACGGTCTGATCGTCCTTGATGTAGACGACCTCGAAGACGTCCGCGGCGTCCACGGCCGTGCCCGTGTCGTTCTTGAAGCCGACGAGACGGACTTCGCGGCCCATGTCGACCTCGACGCTCTTGTCCCCGGCGCTGCCGCCCGTGTTGTCGATGGTGTCCAGGGCGATCCCCACCGATCGGTGGTTCGCCGCCGTCGCGCCCGGCTTCGCAAAGCCGACGTTCCCCATCACCAGGGCGCCCTGGTAGATCGTCACGTTCGCCGCGATCGGGAACTTCTTGGACTTGATGACTTTGGTGGGAGTCGCCCTCTCCTTGGCCAGCGCGGTCACGAGACACCTCCGTCACCGGCCGTGAGGGCCTTCCGGAGCGCCGAGGGCGCGTTGACGGGCCAGGTGCGGCGCCCCCGCTCGTCGCGGCCGGGGAGGCGCGCGGTGGTGTCGGGGATGCCCATCGACTGGCGCATGCGCGCGAGCCGCTCCGGGTCCGCCGA